CACCCGCTGATCGTTAAGGCGCAGGCGATCAGCCCGCTCCAGAGATAGAGGGGTCGTCGCATCGGGTGCGCTCCTCGCTTCGGTTTCAGCTTGCGCGGCGATCTCGCGAACGATGACCTCGCGCGTGTGGAAGGTCTCGACGGCTTGGCCGATCTCCGCGTTTCCGGTGGCCTCGCGCTCAAGGGTGGAGACCTGGCCCTCAAGCCGGTCAGCCCTCGCCTCCGCGCGCTTCGCGGACCAGAATGGCGAGAAGGGGACGTAGCTTAGAGCACTGGCTGCTCCCCAGAGCAGGCACCCCGCCATGACGGCATAGCCGATCCAGCGCCACGGAATAGAGCGAACAGGCATTTGCGAAACCCTTTGAGGGCCGCGATGTTCATGGTATGATCTTCGGGCCGAAGCGGTGCTCTAACACCAGCCCCGGCCCTAACCTCAACCGATCTCGGAGATCAGGTCTTGGCTGATTTAAGCATACCAAAACGCGGCGTTTATGCCATCACCTGTCTGGTCGATGGTCGATGCTATGTCGGCGGTTCGACTGGAATCGTAAGACGGTGGAGCGCGCATCGCTCCGCCCTCAATTATGGCAAGCACAAAAACCGACTGCTTCAGGAGGCTTGGACGCAACTCGGCCCTGAAGCCTTTGCCTTTTCCGTCCTAGAGGCTGTCCTGACCGGGAGTATCTCAGCGGTTGAGCAGCGGCATATGGACCGCCTTTGCGCTCACAGTCGCGGCTTTAACATTTACCCGACAGCGGGCTCGCCGCGCGGGTCAGTACACTCTGCGGAAACTCGGATGAAGGTCGGCTTGGCGGGCAGGGGCCGTAAGCACAGCGCGGCAAGTCGGGCGAAAATCTCGGACAGACTTCGCGAGGTTATGACATCATCAGACGCCCGCGCCATCCGCTCTGCTGGGGTCATCGGGCAGCGAAATGGGTGCGCCAAACTGTCAGACAAAGACATCATCGCGATCCGTCAGGCGGCGCGCGGCGGAGCGACGCAACAGGCGATTGCCGATCGGTTCGGCATTAAACAGCAGGCGGTTTCCAAGATCGTTTCGCGCCAGCGATGGGCGCACATCGCCTAAACACCACCCACGCCCTTCCGGTACGTCCAGATGATCGCGACAAAGACGCTGGCAATGCCGAGGAAGAACCCGATTGCAATGCCGAGGAGGAGGGAGGTCATTCCGGCCTCCACGCGACCGGGTAGAAGCACTTGCTTCGCTCCCAATGGCCCTCCATGACCGTCTCGCCTTCGCCCCAATGCCTGACGGTCGGGCAAAGCGGGTGCGTCACGCGCGACTGTATGCGGGCCTCTCTGCCGTCCTTGTCGATGCCGACAATCCAAGTTCCGTCCGTTGGCGCAGAGGCCATATCTTTCTGTTCGTTCACGGGTACTTCCTCCGGTCCAACTCGATGTGCGGGCCGTCTCGCAGACTGGCCCAGTCACCGCCCCAGATGATCGGGACGTTCAGTTCCTTCGCCGCGCGCTTGAAGGCCAGCGCGACCTGACCATAAAGCGGCCAGTCCCAGCGGACCTTGCCGCCCACCAAGACCGCGAAGTCGATGGCGTGGCCGGTGATGTGCCGGGAGTTCATCGTCTGCGAAGCGCCCGCCGCTTTCAGTTCACGCTGGCGAGCGACCGACCGCAGGCCCTCGGTGATGGTGAAATCGTGCGGGCTGTAGGTCAGGGCGAGTTCGACCACGCGCACCAGATCGGGGTGAACGCCGGTCAAGCGGGCGCGGGAACGCGAGCCTAGAACGAACGCCATCACGCCACGCCCCTGATCTTTTCGATGCTCTTGATGCCGAGAACGGCGGCGGCATAAGTCAGCCACGCCACCAGATAGCCCTCGTTCATGGGCTTCTCGATCATGGGGCCGACGAACCCGGCGTAGGCCGTGCCGATGACGACGACCCAGCCGGCAGTCGGACGCCACAGACGGTCGAACGCCTGCCAAGCCCAATGCTTGCGGATGGGGTGATCGGGCAGGGGAATGTCGGTCATTGCCCCTCCTTTTTCTCTATGCGGTCGAGTTGTTCCTTCATGGCCTGGGTGCGTTCATCCAGCCGGGCCAGCGTTCCGTCAGCGAGAGGGCCGACGATGCGCTCAAGGCTGGCCACCCGCTGATTGATGCCGCCACCCCAGAAGATCAGGACCGCGATCTGGATGCCAAGGGTTAGCATCACGCCGATCATCGCCCAGTTCAGTTTGCGGGCGTCGGAGTGCAGGGTCATCGGTCGGTCTCTCGCTCTTAAGGGTTAGGCCAGCGTCAGGACGACGGACCGAACGGTGCCGTCCGATCCCTTCGCCTTGACGGTCAGCGAGGTGTTGCTGGTCAGCTCGAAGACCACGTCGCCGTTATCGACAGGCGTGACTGAAGCGCCCGGCGTGAAGCCGAACGATCCGTTAACGTCCAGCATATAGTCGGGCGCGGACTCGTTTATCCCGATCCGACCCGTGCTGTTTGCCACGGTCAGGCGCTCGGTGCCGTTCGTGGTGAGGCCCATGCGGACGTTGTTGGTCGTTCCGAACAATGCGCGCGTCGTGCTATCCAGGTAGAGCTGAACCTGCCCGCTGGACGCGTTGATCCAGTCCCATTGCATCACGCCGTCGCCCGCGCCCGTGCGGAACGTCGCGTCGCCGTCGCGCTCGAACAGCGCCGTGGTCACGGCCCCGTTGATGATGCTCAGACCGTTGGCGGCGGTGCTGCCGATCTTCAGGTGCCCGTTGACCTCAAGGCTCTGATCGGCCGTCGTCCCGCTCATGATGCCATAAAGCAGGGCCGTGCCCGAGACGCTGTCGGTGCGGTTGGCGATCACCAGGCGGTCGCTCGCCGTTTCGCCGTAGCCCGCGCCGCGGCCAATAAAGATATTGCGAGAGCCTGTCGCGGTGCGACCGGCCTCTGCGCCGATGGCGACGTTGTCGTTCTGAACGACAAGGGCCTTCAGTGCGGAGTAGCCCATCACCACGTTGCGGGACGAGTCGCCGCTGAACCCGCCCGCACCCCAGCCATAGGCCGCGTTGTGGTCGCCGGTCGTCACATAGTAGAGCGAAAGCGGGCCATACGCGCTGTTTTCAACGCCGGTGTCGATTGAATAGCCCGCCGTGTAGCCGACCCCGGTGTTCCCCTCGCCGGTGACATACTTCAGGCTGTCCTCGCCGACAGAGGTGTTATTCTGGCCGCTGACGTTGACGAACTGAGAATCCCAGCCGATGGCCGTGCAGTTGATCGCGGTCGTGATGTCCTTGCCAGCATTCTCGCCGATCAGGGTGCAGCCGATGGCGGTCGTGATGTTCGCCCCGGCCTTGTAGCCAATGCGCGTGTTGGCGTGGCCGGTGATGACGCTATCGAGCCCGACGCCGATGCTGATGTTGCCCTGCTCGCCGTTGCCCTCGCCATCGAGCATTTCCAGCTTGCCGTCCATCGACCACAGGATGCCGTTGACCTTGAGCGACTGGTCCGCGCGAGCGTCCGCGAACTCCCCGACCACAAGCGCCTTCGTCAGAACATCCGCCGACGTGAGGCGGTCGCGGTTGTCGATGATCAGGCGGTCGCTGTCAGCTAGGTACGCCCCCGCCGCGTAGCCGAGAAATATGTTGCTGTTGCCGACCGAAGCGAACCCGGCCAAGGAGCCCACGGCAACCGCTTTTTGAACGGCGCGCGGCGTCGTGACTTCTGCGCCCGCCAGCGAGCCGAGAAACACGTTGTCAGCCGAGGCGGCGTTAGCCCCGTAGCCCGCGCTTTTCCCGACGCCGACGTTGCGGCTTCCGGTGGCCACATCATTAAGCGCGCCCGCGCCCGCGCCGACGTTGTCAACGCCGGTCGTCAGAGTCGTCAAGGCAGAATAACCAAGCCCGGTGTTTTGTTCGCCGGTCGCGAGCTTAAGCGCCAGCGCACCAACCGCCGTGTTTCCGGTTGCGGTCACGTTGGCCTCAAGTGCCCGATAACCTGTGGCGGTCGATTGTTGCGCCGTGGTCTGGGCCTTGCCCGCGCTGTCGCCGCTGATCGTGTTGCCGAATCCGGTCGTGATGGACTTGCCTGCCCGATAGCCGATCAGGGTGTTGGCGTAGCCCGTGGTCAGCGCCGCGCCGGTGTCCACACCCACAACGGTCGTGCCAGATCCATCTTCGTCGGTCAGGATGAAGTCGCCGTCGCCTACAGCGGTTTCAAAGACCGTAAGCTGGTCGGCTATGGCCGCCAGATCGGTCGCAAACGTAGCGGGCAGGGCGATGGCTGTAATCGCCCACGATCCAGACCCCGATCCGCCCGACTTGGCGTAGATGCCGTTGTTCGCTGCGGTTGCGTCGTTATAAACGACCGCCAGAACATCCGCGACGTGAGCTAAATCGGCGTCCAAAAGAGCCCTGGTGGCTTTCTTGACCGTGATAGCGCCGTTTACCCCGAGCGACGAAAGGGCCGCGTCAATCAGCGCGAAAACCGCGCGCAGTTCTGACTTTACGGGTTCATGGTCCCCTGAAGCGGGAACGCCCACGGTCACAAAATCGCGCACAGCATTGTCGGCCGCTTCGGTAATGGCGGTCATGGCAGTCTCCAGATTGTCAGAAGGGTCGGGGCGGTCAGACGACCGTGACGGTCACAGGCCCGGCAGGATCGCTCTCGCCCGCCGCGTTCTTGTTTGTGACCCAGATTCGGTAGCTGCCGGCGCTGGCCACATAGTTGTGGGTCTGGGTTGTGCCCGGCGTGGCGCTCAGGTCGCCGCTGTTGCCAGTCCCCGGAAAGGCGTCAGACGCGCCGCCAATATAGACCCGGGCATGAGTAACGCCCGAGCCGTTGCTCCATTGAACGGTCGCACCGTCCGGGGTCGTCCCGTTGTCCACCGCAGACAGGCCAGTCGGCATGGTGGGCGGAAGTGCAGCGGTCGAGGTGTCCACCGTTTCCGTGGCCGACCAGTTGGAAAGCGTGCCACCGCCCGTCTGATAGGCGATCTGCACGTCCAGCGTTTCCTCTGCCGTGACAAACCCCGTCGTCAGAAGGACCGGCGAGCCAGAGGCCGCGTCGGTGAACTGGGCCTCAACCCAGCTGGTCGCGCCGTTGACGCGCCACCGGGCAAACCATGTCAGGTCATCACGGGCTGGGCCGTCACCATCGATTGAAAGCCGAACACCGGCACCCGATCCGGTCTCCTCGAAAAACGCCGTCACTGTGTCGATGGTCGGGGTCGCGAGGGCTTCGGGCGCAGGGCGATCCGACCCCGAGACGGCCGAGCCCTCCTCGGTCGCGGGGTTCCACGCGTCGATCCCGGTGTCAGCCAGGATCACATCGATCACGACCGTCGCGGACATCGGGTCGAACTCGACCCCCATGACCTCGACTACGACATCCGCCATGCTGGCCAGCTCGGCGTTCTGGATGCGGATATAGCGATGCCCGAAGGCGTTGAGCCCATAAAGCCCGGTCACGATCCGGCCACGCCGGAGCGAGGCCAGCCGGGACATCTTGCGCTTGGCCAGCCGGCGGGCCTGTGAGCGCGATTGCACCCAGAGCAGCTGGAGGTTTTCGGGCCGCTCGAACCCGCCCGCGTCAATGTCGGTCGTGTCCAGCCACGGATCGGCTTCCGTCTCGGTGTAGTCGCGAGCAGGGTCCAGATACGAAACGACCAGCTTGTTGACCCGCGATTCCTCGGCCGCGAGAGACGACCATTCGTAGGCCGTGATGTGGTCGCCCGTGATCGTCAGGGTCGGAGCGACATAGCGCCCGGCCTTGATCACCAGATAGCCTTTGGCGTTCGTTGACATCCACCCGTCGCAGGACGCCAGCATAGCATCCCGGCGCGATTGCGGCTCAAGGTTTGTCGGGCAGTTGCCGCCGAAGTGATAGCGGGCCTCAGTGCCCCCGACCTTTGCCACCGAGGCGTCGCAATAGTTGGCCTCCTCCGTCAGGTCCGCGAGGACGGGCGCGATGCAGCGATCCCAGGAGCGCCCGAGGCGGTGCCATTCATGATGGACCAGCCAGACGATAGGATTGCCGGACGGCCCCCAGGTGCTTTGATCGTTGCGACGTTGCGAACCGGAGCCGCCGGCGGTGCTGTCCGCGCGCCAGTCGTAGCAAACGGCCTGCCCGACAATCGACGGGATCGGCTCGCCGTTCGGGAAGTGCTTGGGGAAACTCTCGCGGCTGCGATGCGAGGCCAGCATCATCAGGGACGCAATGCCGTCCCCCCGGCAAGTCGTTGGCCATGTGGCCGAGAACTTGCTGGTCATCTCGGAATAGTGGGTCTCGGTCGGGATGCCGAGCCGGGTCTTGATCTGGACGAGGTCGCCCGTGCCATAGCGCCCGTCTGCGCCCTCCTGAACCCAGCCGGACCCGTCCCGGGTCACCAGGTCATCGTTCAGGTAGATGGCCGAGATCGAATCCAGCCGCCCGTCGTGAATCGCGATCACCGCGCCGAGCGTCGCGCCCGATGCCTCCCAATGCATATAGGCCCCGCCCATTCGGGACGGCAGGCCCATGGCAAAGAACCGGGCTGGCCGCGACTGGCGACGGCTGATCTTGCCGACCTCGGGGTCGGGCAGTTGCGCCTGTGCCAGCGCATTGAGGCCGACCTGAACCCCGATGTAGAGGCCCGCGCTGACAGTGGCATAAACGCCAGCCGTGACCGCAGCAGCCGCCGCACCGGGCAGCGCCAAGCCCGCCGCCGAAAGACCGCCTGTGATGGCGCTGGTGATGTAGGCGGCGGCAGCGGGGATCACTTGCGGCATATCAGACCCTCCATGCCGTAACCGCTCCAGCTGTCACCACGGCCACACCCTTGCGCCCGACCGTCATCCACCGCAGCCCCAGGCAGATGGCCGCTGTAGGGCCGTCCGTGGCCTCAATGACGCCTATGTCCCCGCGCCGGGGCTCGTCCGTCCGTGATAGGCCCGCCAGATCAGCACCGCGCGCAACCACGCCCGCGACGCCGCCGCCCGCCTTGAGGTGCCGCAGATAGCCGAGCCGGGTTGCATACCGACCCCGCCAGGGCGAGGCCCCGTCGATCCCGGTGTTCGCCTTGACCCAGTCGGCCACCAGAAGGCAGCAATCCCAAGTCCCCGGCTCAAAGCGCCGGCCCTCGGCTTGCGCGACAAACGTATTTAGGCAGGCCATTTGGCCGTGCTGGTCTGGGTGTAGAGATCGACACGCGAGCAGAAGCTGTCATCCGAAGACCGGCGGCGCTGATCTGTGTCCGTGAAGGCGGTCAGTTGCGCGCGGGTCCGATCCGTGAACGCCGACCCGGCGCTGATCTTGATCTGGCGGGTGACGTTCAGGCCGTTGGCTTGGCGCGAAACCGTGGTGCTGTCTGCCGTGCCGTTCCACAACCACGCGACCGCCGATTGCTGCCAGCTGGTGCCAAAGAATATCAGCCCGACGTTGACCGGAGCGCGGCGGACTTGCTCAACGTCGGCATCGGCCAGCGCAAACACATCACCGGACGGAACCGACAGGGCGAACTCTAGCCGCTCGGCAACGCCGCCGATCAGTTGGCGCAGCGCCGGAACCTCGCCCAGCAGGCCGACGCCCACATAGGTCGCGGGCGCAGCCTCGACCGTATCAGCCGGGATGGCCAGATCACCGACCCCGGCCCACGCGCGGATGACTTGGCTGGTGGTCTCGATGCGTACCAGGATCGAATAGCGCGGCGCACCGAGCGCCGACATCGCGGCCTCTTGTTCGGGCAGCATCAGAAGGACTCGACCCAGACCGCAGTCGCGATCAGGTTCTTGTTGAGGTCCAGCGCGCCAAGGAAGTCGTCAGGATTGGCGAGCCGGCAGACGACGGACGGCTGGGTGAAGTCCAGTTCGGTGCCGACCGTGACGGCCTCGCGCAACGGCGGGCGGATGGTGATGTCGTTACCGCTGACCCGCGAGATTGTGTAGAGCCTGCGCCCTTTCGTCGGGTGGGTGATGCTAAACCGCTCGCCGCCTTCCAGCGCCCCGACAATCATGGTCAGGGACAGCGTCGTGGCCCGAAGCGCAGCCGAGGCCGTGAGCGTTGCGCCGACCGGCACATGGCCAAACTCCGACCCATCCGAGAAGGTGCTGTCGTCGGAGAACGGAACGGTCGAGGCGTCTGACCCAACCGGCGCGAACGGTGTCTCAAACACCCGCACGATGATCTCGCCCGTCCCGCCGTCAAGGCCCGCCTCAATGGCGCGAGCCGTCTTGATCTGGGCGCGCGAGTGGAAAAAGAACTCTTGCTCAATCACCCACAAGCCGCCGCCGTCCATGCGCGCCGACCGGACGATCCCGCCCACGGACTGCCCGCCAGTTATCGCCACGCCCTGAAGGCGGGCACGCTCCGCGCGCGGGGTCAGAAGGTCATACGGCCAAACGTCGGTCATCAGGTCGTCCCGAGAAGGCGTTGGCGGCTTTGCAGGCCGGGAGCCGACCGGCGCGAGGCGTCGAGGACTTGCCGTCCCATGTTGCCCGCCGCCTGTTGAGCAACCGGCCCGGCGACACGCTCGACCTGAACGTCAAAGTAAGGAGACGGCACAACGTGAACCGCCATCTGTCCACCGCCCTGATCTTGCCCAGGACGACGGATGTCCACCATCTCGCCCGGCGTGGCGCGGAACTGCATCAGCTGGCTATCGGCACCGCCCGAGCCGCCGACCTTGAACGAGCCGCCGGTCTTGAAGCCGGGGATGCCCCCGGAAAAGGTTTTCAGGACAGAGCCGATTGAACTAAGCCAGCCCATCGCGCCGCCGCCGCTCGAGCCTTTGGGCCCCCGCAGCATATTGGTCAGCGTGTCCGCGAGACCGTCAAACAGCGCATCGCGAAGACGCTGGGCAAGGTACTGGCCGAGGTTACCGTCCGCCGCAGCCTGAAGGCCCGAGCGGATGCCGTCATAGGTCGAGGCCCGAAGGTTCTCCTCATGGTCGGCGGCGAACTGGATGGCATCCTCGCGGCGCTTTTCTGCCTCCTCGCGGTTCTGTTCGGCAATGCGCTGGCCAGCCTGAGACAGAGGGTCTTCAGCGTCCCGCCTGATGTTGGCCTCGCGCATCGCGCGGTTGAAGGTGTCCTGACTGATTGCGGCTGCGTTCAGCAACCGCGTCAGGCGCTCGACCTCGGCTGCATATTGTTCGGCAGGAGTGCGGGTCTGTTCGTAAACTTGGGCGGCCTCGCGCGCCATTTCTGCTGCGGCTTGCTGCTGATCGCGCTGTGCAGCGGTCAGACGCCCAGTCTGGCGCGTAGCACGCCCGGCGGCGTTCGCGGTGTCTTCAAGGTCTTCGGCTAGGGCGGGGACAACCGCTGAGCCAGCCTCAACCGTACTAAACAGGGCATTGATCTGCGAGAGGGTTCCACGGATCGAGGTCATCGCCTTGCCCGACCCGTACTCCCACGCCGCCGCCGCGCCCGCGAAGTCGAGATGGATCACGCGCTCCATCGTCTTGACGAACGCCGCCATGTTCAGGCCCGCTGCCCAGATGGCTCCAGCCACGCCGACGAACACCGCAATTATCGAGTTCATCACAATGCCGAGGCCGCGCCCGACAGTCTTCAGGCCCTCGGTGTTTCTGGAGGCCCCCGCCAGCGAACCGATCAGTCGATCCAGCGACGGCAACATTCCAGTTGTGATCTTCGTGACTATGCCGTCTTTCGTCTTGCCGAGGCGGGTCAGGTTGTCGTTGAACCGCTCCGCAGCCTTGGCCGATTCGGTGTCCAGAACGACGCCGAGCTTTTCGGCTTCCTCGTACATGGCCCGGAGCCCGGCCTCGCCCTCATTGAGCATCGGGATCATATCGGCACCGGAGCGACCGAAGACCTTGATTGCCAGGGCCGTCTTGGCCGCGCCGTCCGGCAGGGTCTCAAACCGTTTAGCCAGATCACCGATCACATCGATGGCCGGGCGGATATTGCCCGCCGCGTCCGTCGCGCTGATCCCCAAGGTGCGGAACGCCGTAGCAGCCGGGCCGGTCGCGTTTTGGCTGGCATCGTAAAGGCCGACCGACAGCTTGCGGATCGACTTCTCAAGGTTCTCGGCGCTGACGCCCGAAAGGTCCGCCGCGTATTGCAGACGGCTTAAGTCCTCGACCGTGACGCCGAGGGCCTGTGACGCCTCATACATCTGATCGGCGCGGTCGATCACGCCCTTCATGGCAAGCGCCATCGCACCGCCGGCGGCGACCATTGCGGTGCCGATGGCAAGCGCGCCCGCCTTGGCAACCCCTGCGAACCGCTGGAGGCCAGTCTGGGCGGTCTTCATGCCCGTGGTGAACTGAGCGGAATCCAGCCCAAGGGTGACCCGAAGAGCGCCGACGACAGCTTGAGACATCGCTTATCCTCTTGCTGCCCACGCCGCGAAGATCGCTTCCATCTCGGAAACGGTCTGTCGGCGGGCGGTGCGCTTCGTGCCCATCAGGCTTTCAAGCGCCGGGAACTTTTCCATGCGAGGCAGGGCGGCGGTATGCCACGCCAGCCACGCCCGGTTTTTCTGATCCAGCGCAAATCGATCAGACGCCCCGGCGAAGACCAGCGCCATCACGCGCGGCGTCACCAGCCAGAAGCGCTCTTCGGGTTGGCCTATTGAGACCCAAGCTTGAAGGAGCGACGGCCAGTCCCAGCCGCCGCTCCCTTCCGAGGGTTTGCGGGTTCGTCTTTCGCGTCAGGAAAGGCCGAGACCAGCGCCTTGCCGATACCGTCGAGGGCGAGGCCAGGGCCCCCCATCTCTTCGATCAAATTGCCCGCGCCGATCAGGTCAACGTCAGCATGGTGCTGGCGCAGACCGCCCCAGAGAAGGGCGCGAACCACGTTCAACGGCGGGGAACTCGCCAGCGCGCGAAGGATCTGATCGGTTGAGAGGTTGAGGATATACTCGACCTCGCACATGGCGTTGATGTTGAAGGCCAGCGTGTAATCCCGCTGGCCAACACTGATCGACGCCTCACCCTTCTGGGCGTTCGCACCCATAGGCTTAGACCGCCGCGTAAACGGGTTTGCCGGTAACCTTGATGGTCAGGCTCATGGCCACCTTGTCGTCGATCACGACATCGTCGAACGCAAAGGCGGTCGGGATGCCCGAGAAGGTGAAGGTCGAGGAACCGGGGAAGGTCACGCGCCACGTCTCGACACCGGCCAGAACCAGCGTCTGGAGCAGCGTCGCGCTGGCCTCGACATAGTTGAGGTTGACCGTGACCTCGCCGCCGTCCTTCAGGCTGGCGATGTATTCCCGGAAGCCGTCGTCGGAGCCCATGTGGGTCGTCTCGACGGTCTCGACATTGATGGAGGGCGGGGTGACCGACAGCACCTCTGCGAGGGCGGTGTAGGTCGAGGGATCGGTCGAGAGGTAGGCGAAGACAGCGCCGAACCCGTTGACAGCGGCAGAAGCGGCCATGTGTGTTTATCCTTCAGGATGCCGAGGCGTGATGGACCATCAGGTCCAGGGAGGTGCGGAAAAGCGGGGTGGTCTCGTCGGTGGAATCGTCTCTCTCGGAGTCGATCAGGATCACGTCAAAGCGCACCGCGCCTTGGGTGAAGGTTTGCGCCGTGATGGCGGTTTCAACGGCACGGGCGACCGCCTTGGCCGATCCGTAGGACGCAGCCCAGCAATCGACTTGGACCCGGCTCACAACGAGGCCCGAGGCCCCGGCGTGGTGAACGTCAGGCGTCCCCGAAACGCGGTGCAGCACGATGGCCGGCAACGCCGCGCCTTGCACACGACGGCTCCAGTTAATGCGGGTCGAGACCAGCGCGGTGACGCCAGCCGTGGCCAGCAGCTTTGCGATCAGGGCGGCTTCCATGCGTTACCCTCTCGCAGCCAGTCTGGCGGCCTTTTTGGCCTGCCTCGCGGCGGCCTTGCTTATCTCGGTCCAGAGGTCGTCAGCGATGCCTTCCAGCAGCGCATCCTTGCCGGCATCCCAAGCGGGTCGCATGAACGGCTGGGGCGGGTGATTCTTGTTGCCAAACTCTTGCTGGGTGCCCTGCGGTGGCACTTTGCCCGCCGGTCCAGCCGGCCCCATGTAAGCCTCGGCCTCGCTCTTGCTGCGCCGGTTTATCTTGCCTTGGCGTTTGCCCAGCTTCGTCGAGACCGCGATGCTGGTCTTTAGATCGTTTCCGCCCGTGTTCGGATCGTCCGGTGCCAGCCGACGGGCCTCTTCGGCCATCGGCTCCAGCCGGGCGACCGCGACCCGCCGCATGACGTTCCGGCCTGTTGCCTTGCCCAGTTCACCGAGGGCAGCGTCAACCTCACGCAAGCCTTCAATGGTGACCGTTGTGCCCTTAGACATCAGCCCGGACAGTCGCGCTGATCTCGATGCCCTCGCGCCGCCCGATCTGCTTAACATGCAAAATCTGCCACGTGTCGCCGTCGAAGGTTAGCCGGTCCTTCGGGTTGAGGTCCGCGACCGTGGCCCCGTACCGGATCACAAAGCGCGCCGACGCCGTCGCCGCCGTCTCGCCCGCCCGGAACCGCTCGCCGTCGCTGATCGGCTCATACGAAGCCGAACGGGTCGCCAGCGTTGACCACGACAGGACCGGCTCGTTGTAGGAGTCGAGCGTCGAGGTGAACCTCTGAAGAACGATCTTGCGGTCGAGCTTGCCGGCGGCGAGGGCCATCAGACTAGACCCCGACGCGCCGATAGGGGCGGATCAGGGCGTCAACGGCCATCGGCACGTCATACATCTGGCCAGGGGCGACCGCCTCGCGGTTGGCATACCAGTGGCCGACCATCAGCAAGATCGCGTGTTTGATTGGCGCGGGAACCGCACTGTCGGCAACGCCAGCAACGTAGGTCACCGAGATTGCATCCCGGCGGGAATAGACAGACGGGAAGGTCTGGTCCGGCTTCAGCGCCAGACATGCCCCGAACTCATCTGCGAACAGTCCGTAAACCGTGCCGGCCAGCGTCTGGACGGCATTGTCGGCGTCGTAATAGGTGACGCTGGTGATTAATGCGACCGGCCCCAGCGCCAAACGAAGCGGGTCAGAGAACGACTCGAAGTCCTGCCGCCAAGTCTGGGTGACCAGCGCGCGCCCGAGGACGCCCGCATAGCCGTCAAGATGGGCCGTGGCCGCCGAGATCAGCAGGGTGATCAGCGTATCGTCATCGGTATGATCGACCCGGCACTGTGACTTGGCTTCCGTCAGCGTGACGGGGTTTGTCGCCGGGGCAGAAGTGCGAACCGGGGACAGCATCAGGAATCCCTCGCCGCGCTGATAATGCGCTCCAGCACCGACCGGGCGTCACATTGAACCGTCTGGCCGTTCGTCAAGTCGAACGAGAACACGCCGAAGTCGTCCAGCGACACGGCCTTCATCGTCGCGCCGGGTTCGCCGCGCTCGCCCTTGTCACCCTTCTCGCCACGTTCACCCGCCGCGCCGCGCTTGCCTTGCGCCGACATCAGTTGCCAGCCCTCGCCGGGGCAGGGGCCGGGGTTGTCGATCTTGGCCACAAACGCGGCACCGTTCAGGGCCACCACATCAAGGGCCTGATATTCGTTCTCGGTCGCCCAGGTTCCCCGGATGACCATGCCGGGCGCATCCCGGCCATCAGCGCCGCGCTTGGCAAGGCAAGCCCAGTCGTCCGATCCCGGTTCGTTGCCGGTGTCCTTCAGCGCCTGCCAAGTCTGGCCGGCATGGGTGACGACCTCGCCCGCATAGTGAACCTCGGCAGCCCACCCCTTTGCGACCGGCAGCATTCCAGCCGGGCCGCGTTCGCCGCGTTCGCCGGGCTCGCCTTTGTCACCGCGCTCGCCGTCCGTCAGCTTCTCCAGCCGGGCTGTGATCGCGGCGTCGAGGGCGTTAAGGCGCGCTTCCGATTCTGCGGCCTTGGCGCTTGCCGTTGCCATAATGGCCTCGGCCTGGGCCTTCAGCAGATCAAGTTCTCCCCGGGCGCGCGACACGACCTGACCGAGCGAACGCTCCAGCGCCTCAGTGTAAGAGGGCGAAGGCATTGATGCGCTCGGAGATTGCCTCGGGAGAGTCTGCGCTCTGGTCATCCTGCTGATCTTCCTCGGGGGCGACGGGCGCGCTTGCGGCAGGCTCCGGCGGTTTCATTTCGCTGCCGTAACTCAACGGGACGACCTGCTGCTGAACGCGCGGCATCTTGCCGTGGCCGCCCTCGACAGCCGGCAAGTCTTCGGACGCGCGGGCCTCGTCAGGGCTGTAGATGCCGCTGATGACGCCACGGGCCAGACCTTCCATGCGCTCACGGTAGGCGCTGCGGAGAAGGGCTCGCGTGTCGAATTCGAGATATTCGTCGGGCAAGCCACGCAGGCCGAACAGTTGGCCGAACGCCTCCTCGATGTGGTTGAGCGCAAAGCCCAGACCGGAGGCGATCCACGATTGCATCAGAAGCTCGGTTGAGGCGAAAGCGGTCCCGCCGAGGCCGAGAACCTGAAGCGGCAGGCGGAACGCGAGCGCGACGCTCTGGTCCGACATCTTCAGCATCTCAGCCAGTTGGCCGTCCTGCGGCGAGATGCTGACCGGCTTGGCCTTCAGGCCCCAGGTCAGGATCGGGGTTCCGCCCGCGTTGTCGCCTTGGGTCTGTTCGTTCCAACGCGCCCGCAAAGCGTCCGTCTGTTCTTTCGTCAGCTTCTCGTCCGTCTCCAGCATGAAGGACGGGCGGGCCTGATTGAGGTAGAAGGCCACCTGCTGATTGAGCGCAGCGCCGGCCATCGCACGGTCGAGAACCGTGGACAGGATCGGGCTCTCACCCTTCAGGGGGTGGCGCGGGGTATGAAGGCGCAAATGCAGGACATCGCGCGCCGGAATCGGGTTGCTCAGATCGAAACGCAGATCGACGATGTCGTTGCCGCTCAGGTCATAAAAGATCGTGCCGTCAACCGCGAGGCGCGGGACACCGAATTGCATCAGGTGGAGTTCGGTGATCTCGCCGCGATTGTTGCGGATGGCCAGCGCGAACGTCTCGCCCTTTTC